CGTTTTTAGGTGCTTTTGTTTTTTGCCAATAGACCATTTTTATTTATCACTTTTAGGGATATTGGCTGCACCAGCTTATTATTATGGCTATAAAATGACTTTTAATCTTGTGATTTTGGGTAGGGAATTTTGCACTGTTGATGATTTAGAGTGGGGCGAATTTTTTACTGGGGCAGTTTATGGATTGGTTTTAATGTGCTTATTTTTATTCTAATAATCTTCAATTTCTAACCCGCACATCATTAATATTGTTTTTTGGTTGTATTTGTTCAATATTTTCATAACTTATTCACCTTCTTAAATTGTTTTATGTCAGTTAATTCTTTCGTAACAATCCTCAAAATGCTTAACTAACATCTTTTTAATTTTCTCAAATTTATTTTTTTCAAAAGTCAATAATCTTTTTATATTAGGTTTCCTTCGCTCTAATTGATTAAACCATGTGTGATAACTATTAATTTTTGAAGTATCAAAATTTTTCTTTGGTTGCCAAAGAAGCACAAAATCAATAGTTTCAAGTGTGTAATGGTGCGTGAGCAAGTTTGTCACACCAACGACGCCCCAGTCTGATGTGATGTTAATCATGGGATTATTAAACATAATCTCACAATCTCTTAATAGGGATTGTACTGCTTTTTCACAACTTTCTATATTTGTCAAAGGCAGCCCTAAAGATTTTTCATTAAATATTACAAGGTTTTCTATCTTGAAAAATGAAAAATCATGTTTTTCAATAAGTTTACTTAAAATATATTGTCTGCATTCTTTGGAAATGTTCGCTTTTTCCACTTGCTCAATTCTTTTCATTAATTCTTTGTGAAATTCTACCTCTTTAAGCCCCATGTCTGCCAAATAATGTATGCACCATGTCTTAATTGATTTAATTATCATATCTTTTTGTATCATATCAAAAATATTAGAAGGTATAGTGCTATCAATATAATAACAAACGGGTATATTTATTTGCATTTCTTCTTCATAAACTATATAACTATCCAAAGAAATCAAGTCATATTCATATTTGGTTTCTGCTGGTATATGTGTGAAAGAATTAAGGCTTTTGTAATGTAAATCAAACGCACAAACCACTTCTTTTTCAATCTTCATAACTTATTCACCTATTCCTTACAACCAACCAATTCAACGCCTTCTGGCAATTCTAGCTCTTTTAATTTATTATAGCTGCAATCAACAGATTTAACGCCTTCTGGTACAATTAGGTGATTATTTTTAATCTTTACTTCGGTTTTTATTCCGTCATATAGCACAGTAATTGCTCTTTTCATTTTCTTTTCCTTTATTTTAAAATATTTATATTTTCACTGCCAACAACCATTGATATAATTACAATCATTAATAAAAACAGTAACCCGAAAAATATTTTTGCAAGTTCATTATTCATAACTTATTCACCTATTCCTTAAGTTTTTGTTTTCTATTTCTGCGTTATTTAATTCTTTTAGTAACTGTTTCACTTTATCTTGGGCAACTTCTCTATCATATCCAAGTTTAGCAATAGCGATAAACCCTATTCCTACTGCTGTAATTTTAGCAGTTTGAAAGATTAAATTTGTTGCGGAATATTCAGTCATAAAACTCCTGCCAACTTAAAAGCTACCACAAAAAACACACATACACCGCCAAATTCATAGAAAAACATAAGTACCTCGTTAAGTGTTAAGTTGTTTTCTTGATGCCATAAGGATTTACAAGTACATTTAAGGCGTTGTAATAAGCGTTTGCCTCATGAATTGATTTTGTTATTTCATTATTGGCTTTTCTAATTTCATTGTAATTAGAGAAAGCAAGGTCACCATCTCTAAAATTATTTAAGAGCAATACCAAAAGTTCTGAATTTCTAATTGCCCTATTAACTTGTGCGACTGCACATCTTTTTATTTGTTTTTCTACATTTAACATAAATTTTTCCAATACTAAGTTAAGCGTCAACGACAGGGGTATATATATTTATTAAAGTTAAAAAAACTGCCGTTGACATAATTACCCTACACTTATTTTTTTAATAGTCAAAAATTATTTTTGCTGTGAGTGCAATTATTTTTGTTGCGTAATTATTTTAATGCTATATTGTAATAATAAATATAGGGATATAATTAATATGGATTTTGATAAATGGTACGAAAAAAAATTAGCTGTTTATAAGGCAAATATTGCTTTGCAAAGAAACAAGCACCCTGCAAAAATTGTGTCCAAATTGTGCGGGGTTAGTGAATTTAGCATAAGGCACATTGTAAATGGAAGCCAAAACGCAAGCCCACAGTTGATGATTTTAATAAATAAAGTAATAAAGGATATAAAGTGAAAGACAATTTATTAACACCACTGGACAATGATTGTTTTAACAATCAACTAGAAAATAGAATTGCAGAATTAGAGAGATTAGCAAGTTTACAAGCAGATACTATTAAACGCCTGCAAAAGGAAGGTCACAAATTAAAATATGGTGGTGAAAGTGAATAAAGAAATTTATTTAAGCGCGACTGATTTTCTATATGGTGTATATGAGCAAATACCCATAGATAATACAATCAAAACAATTGAAAATGCTTGCAGCCAAATTTTGGGAACTGACATAAAAGTAATTGTAAGAATAGACATGGATTTCATTGGCGCGATAAATAATGGACTACAAAGCATCAATTAATATTAATAAATTTTCTTAAGAGTTTACCAGAAAAATTTAACAATGTTTTAATAATTGAAAAATAAAAATGGAAAAGACTATGTTTATGTATGGTATGGATAAACCAATTTGTGCAAATTGCCAATATTACCACAATCAACATGGCGGGGTTTGCGTTGTTAATCACAAAGAAAATCAAGCTGCTTTAGCGCCTGTAGTTCAAGAAACTGATAGCTGTAAAAAATGGAGTGTTAAAAATGCTAACTGATGCACAAAAATATTATAAAAAAATAAAAAAACTTTATGCAAAAGATTTGTGTTTTTGCAAACAACCACGCAAACCAAAGGTAAATGGTAAACTTTATTCATTATGTGAAATGCATTATCAAAAAACGGTTGTATTAGCAGAAATTAAAAAAACAGAAATTAAAAAAGCAAAGATGATGACTAAAAGTTGCCAATCATGTGGTATTAAATTTGATACCACTAGGAGCAATAAAATATATTGCAGTAAACAATGTTCTGTTATTGCTAGTCGTAAAACCCTAACAGAAAAACAAGAAATTATTGAAGTTTTAGAACAAAAAATAGAAGAAAAAATAGAAGAAAAAATTAAACAAAATACGCTTAATTGTGATTGGAAGTTGATTGTTGCCACCAATAAAAAACAATCTTTTGGGCAAATTATAGAATTAGTAACTCAAAAAACAAAAGCATTAAATATACATATTAAAAACAAAGATATTACTAATGCAATATTAAAAGCAAAAAACTACAGATAAATAAATTAATCCTGTATATCTACCAATACTTCATGGAAGTTTTTATTGGTTAAGCTCATTAAAGTTTTTATTAAACCCTTGCAACTTTGTCTATATAGTTCATAACTTTTATTATAAAAAAAAGTTATACTGTTATATTGGTATGGTTTATCAGAAATATGTTTAATATAGTGCATTTTATCATCAATTTGATGTTGATAGATAAAATGGTTAATTTCTAATATTTGCTTAACTTTATCAAAATTAATACTTTGAAAACTATCATCTGGTATTGTTAAATATGTTTGTATTATCATTTTATACTGCTCTGCAATGATTTTTTTTAAATTCGTCAATTTCTTTAACAGGAAACGGAAGCTGCAAGCCTAAATTGGCAAAGTATGCCCTCGTTATATTTTGGTAAGTTTCCCAAAGTTGCGTATCGCTTTCAGTGCTGCTTTTTCTGCGTTGTGTTATTATACCAAGAATATCAACATATTCAGTATGTTTCCAAACATTCGTTACTACCCAGTCGTGAGTTTCTTCACTGGTAAAGTTTTCACCGCTAACTTCTCTAAAAAAGTCTTTTATTGGTGGTATAATATAACCAAAGTAAAAATTATTCTGATTTTTGCTACGCTTTTTCGTCGCATCAATAGTTATTTTAACTTTCTGGTTTTTATGCAAAGTTGCAAGAAAATCGTTTATTTCTTGGTTGCGAATATCGGGAATTTTACCATTAAATAAATAAGTTTCTATTTGTTTTTTAAGTTTGCTCATTTTTAACCTTTCGCATATTACACTTTTTAGTAAGAATTTCTTTTGCTCTTATTATTGCAACAATCTTGCCGTTATGGTGCGTAAATACTGGCGGCAAGGCGGCTAATCTTTTCCATTTTTCACCTAAATCGCAATTATACATAAATTTTAATTGTTCAGTTGTTATTAATAGAACATTAATGTTTTTTTCTAAAGCCTCTTTTAAGTGCGGAAAACTATTGGTAATTACTCCATGTAATTTTCCATCAGGTCTTGGATTAATTATCCAGCAAGAATAATCTCCTTCATGCATATATTTAATCATCTTTTAATTCCTTTGGTTGTGGAAAATACATGCCATTGCGGAAGGCGGTTTTACTTTTCTCAAAAGGCAATTCATTTACACCCCTATACCACTGAAGTTTCTTATATGGATTAATATACTCATAACCTAAGAAGTCTCTATCGTGTTCTTGCGGTTCTAATAAATGCTCGCTTTCTTTTGCTACATAAAATTTAAATTTATGATTAAAAACATTAGAAGCGTCCTGTAAGACATTATTATAAGCAACATCTAATCGTTCGCTTACAAACGCATCTAAACTTTCATCGGCAATCTTAATATCATGCTTCATTGCTTGCAGTGCATCTGCTAGGTTGCCGTAATAGTATTTCATAATTTATACCCCTGTAAATTTATTATCAACTGGGTAAACCATGCTAACCACTTCCACAACTCCCTTTTAATGCTGTAATGCGTGAATTTGCTTAGTCATTGGCACACCGCTAAATTCTGGCTTAAACCCTATACCGCTATTACTAGCATCTGCTACTGGTATTCTAAAGTTTGGCAATCCAGTTGTTTCTGTGTCTATAAAAAATTTCATTTGATTATCCTTTTAATTTGTATGTTACCATAAGATTTTGTTGCCATGCCCAAGCCTTTCTAACTTTGCCTTGATGTTGTCTAAACTGGTCATAACTTCAGTTTCAAGCCTTGCGATAAATTCCTCGTTGCGTTCTATCCGTGTTTGCAAATGCCCTAAATCTCCGTGCCATATAAAGCGGTCGCACCATTTGCGTTCAGCTACCCACAACTGCCCTTGCACCTGCGAATAGTATTTTGATGCGAAAGGTTTACCGTCCGCATTTAATAGCAAATAGTCAATCATGGTGTTAGCTTGCGGACACTTAACTTCAAGCATTCCGTCATCACCAACCAAGCCGTCAGGGCTGCAACCATACCGCCCTAAATCATCGGTTATAAATCCGACCCCAGCAACTATAGTGTCGTTTAACTCCTGATAATAAGCTATTGCTAACGGCTCGTTATCGTTACCTGCCTGCATTGCTTCATTCTTGTAAAATTGTTGCACCTTGCCACTAATTATTTCACTAACTAGCCAATTTTCATAAGCATCTGCACTTGCGGAGCGTTGCATTTTTGCAGGCGTTAAAAGCTGGTCAAAATTGGAAGCGGTTAATATGCCAAGCCTAGCCTTTAACCATTCATCGCTACCCTGTTCTAAATCTCTATAGAATATCATTCCTTTATCTCCTGTGTTTTGCTCGCTAGGTTATTCTTTCTTATTCGGTGCAAAGCATTGTTTCTAATAAGCTCAAAAGATGTAAGATTTAATTCATTTAGTTGCTTGATGTTATATTTATCAAGTATTTCTTGCGTCATTTTAGCATCATTAAGCAAAATTGATAATTCTGTTAATTGGTCATCATTTATGGTCATTGATGTTTTAATATTAGTTGCGTCCGCATCATCATTGCTTGCGAGATTTAAGAGCATCATTAACAAATACCTTCTGCCGTAAGTTATTGTGCTGCCTATCGCTTGCACAGCGTTTTTATTGCCTGATATATCTATTGGCAAGACAATCTCGGATTGCTCTTTATGCCCTTTTTGATGCGATAAAATACCAATTACTTTTACTGATTTATCTGTTTGCTCGCACTTAAAAGAAATTGAAAATCCCTGCTTCGTGTAAATAGGATTGCATACCTTCTCAATATCTGAAATATCAGCAACATTTTTGTTATTAAACCCCTTTCCTGTTCTTTCAAGGATTGGAAATTGTAACTTTGCCTTAGCTTCGTTAAATTCAATCTCGGCTTGTTTTGTTAAAATACGCTCTTGCATATCCATTAATTTAGACATTTTATCTAAATCCATTGTCGGATTTTGCGCTATAATATCTAATATATTATTTGATTGTACTGCTATTTCACTCATTCTATTCCCCCCTTAATATAATATTTTAACATTATTTATTTCGCCTTTGGCAATAGCTGTAATAATAATTGCAGCGTCATTTTCATTAATATTTTTTGCCAATAAACAAGCTAAAATATTATTGTGAATAGATGCTTTGTGCTTTCTATCTGCTTCCCTTGATGCCAATTCATCGGCTTCACGCTTGCGTTCTGCGTTCTGCTTATCTTGTTCTTGCTGGATTGCTTTTTTAACAATGCTTTCTTCATGCTCTTTTTGCTTGCGTTCCGCTTCTTCTTGTCTAAATTTAATAAGCTCAGCCTGTTCTGCCTCGTATTGTTTACGACTGCCTATTGCTTTATTAGCTGCATTAATTATAGCCGTTTTTACTTCTTTTGCTCGCTCAGTAAATTCTTGCCAATCACGATTGTCAGATGAAATTTCAGCAATGTATGCCTCCATTTCTGCAATAGACAATAAAGAAACTTGCTGAAATTTTCCGTCAATTTCTGCCAATAAATTATTGTGATTATCAACTCTTGCTTTTTCTGCATTTTCCCAACAAGTAAGAGGTTGACTAAATTTTATAAATTTTGGCATATCATTTTCATCAATTTTCAAATACTTTAAAATCTCGTCGTCTTTTATATATTCCACTTCATTTTCGGTATTTAACATATCAACAAGTTGGTCAAATATCATTTCTAAGCCACAAATCATTATATGATTTTTAATATTGTATCCCAATTTTTCAACCTCGCTTGTGATTAAACCCACGATTTCAAAAACATCATTTCTATCCAAAATATTCATCGTATTATCCCCATTGTACTATTAAAATTTTTGTGTTTTTCCCACAACTTTACCATTTTGCATTTTATATTTTTTGCCAACTTCTAATTTTATAACTTATTCCTTTGTTTCTTTTGTTAATTTTTCAAGTTTCATTTTTAACAATTCTGCTTTCCATGCTCTTTGGTAAAAAACAGCTGTACAGATTAATGCACTCGCACTTAATACATCACCACGATATAAAAAAATGTAACCCAAAATCATTAACCACCAAAAAGTTAAACTATCTGCAAGTTGTGCAATAATTAGAATAAATTTCATAACATATCTCCGTAAAACTTTGTTTGTCCCATCTATATTGTTTCAAACGGCTTTAATACCGCTTGTTGATTATTGCTACGAATTAAACCCTTGTTTTTTAATTCTTGGTACTCGGTTAATTCAAACTTTGCATTAACTAAGATTTTTGCTTGTGTGTTCTGTCCTAAACTAATAAAAACATCATCATCAAGATTGTTGTTTTCTAAACTTCTTTTTGCGTCTAAAAAATCATACTTGTCACGAATAACATTAGAAATTGCATTTTCTATAACTTCCATATCACCAACATCAATATCATAATCTTTGTCAATAAATGCTTTTGCAACCAATGATAATATCTCTTTACAATCTGTTTCTGCATTTTGCATAAACACAATTTCGTTGTTGCAAAAATCCGCTTTATAATCTGGTTCTGGATTGTAATTTAATGAACCGCCTGTTGAATTTCTTAATGTCATTTTCATTTCTTTCTTTGTTATTGCTTGTTTGCTATAAATACAGTATAGTTTGCGTTAAGTCAACAAGAAAGTTGCGGTAACGCAAACTTTTTATTAAGGTGATATTAAATGAAATATATGAGCAAAACAGAGTTTGCAGCAAAAGCGGGAATTTCGCTTGAAAGTGTGCGTAAAATAAAAAAAGCTAAAAAGTTGGATTTTATTATTGTCACTGGAAAAGAGGTTATCAAATTAAATAACAAATATCAAAACTTTGTTATGATTTATAAACCTAGAGATACAAGATTAGGGGCTGGTAAAAAATGAAAAAACCAATCCTGTATAGTGAAGTTTTACCAGATTTAAGTATGCAAGCTGCAAAAAAGCTAAGGGCAATTAAACCGTCTGTAGTTCTTGAGAAAAAAGTATTAAAAGCCTGTTTAGATTGGTTAAAGGCTAATCAAATATTTGCATGGCGTAACAACACTGGGAGTTTCGTCACTGAAGCAGGGGGGTATTTCAAAGCTGGATTAAAGGGCAGTCCTGATATTATTGGCATGACAAAAAGTGGTCAATTTTTAGCGATTGAGTGCAAAAGCAGTGTCGGTGTGCAAAGTGCTGAACAAAAAGAATTTGAACACATTACACGCAATAATAAAGGTATTTATTTATTAGTTCAATCGGTTGATGATTTAATGAAATTTGAACAACTTATAAAGGCTTAAAATGTCAATAAAAACTGATTTAGAGAGAGCATTAAACTTGCAGGGTAAATCGTGCGTAAATTTATTGGTATAGAACAGAATTTGCAATATTTTGATATCGCTTGCAAGCGTATTGATGACGCATACAGACAGGGAAACTTGTTATAATTGGGAAGTCCCCGAGAAGCAGCGACTTCCTCCTGTATCTATTAACCACCAATAATAGTTGGTAAGCTGGTTAAATCTTTAATTGCATTTTGAAGATTTTCTAAAGTTTCATCAACTGCATTTTCAAAATTAATTAACTTTAATTTGAATTGTGGTTTTTTGTTACCATTTTGCAAACAAATTTTCCAGCTTAATTTTGCTGAAAATTCATAAACTGGAATTTTATTATCGTCACTTTTAATAATATCGTTTAAGATTTGCAAATTATCAAAAGGTGAAACTTGAATTTTAATATATTCAGGAATTTCAATATTTGTTTTGCTGCCCCCTTTGACTTCTTCGCTGTAATTAAAACTTGTACCGCCAGCATCAATTTTACTATCAACCGCAGCGTTTATAGTTGCTCTAAAATCTTTGGCTAAAGACAAAACCTCTGATTGCGTAGGAGCAGCAATCTCATTCAAGCCAGTATCAAGGAAATCAGCAAACTCTTCTTGTGATAACCATTTGTTATTTGCTTTTTCCCACAAAGTCCAACGGTTAGAGCGAATATAATTATATTCAATTGCATGATTGCACCATGAAGCAGTGTCTTTTTTGTGATAATCAAAAACTATCTGTACTCGCTGGCGATTAACAAATGCAATCGTTTTGTCAGATTGAAACAGCTTAATATATTCAATAAAACCTCTTAAATCATCAAATTTGCGATTTTCTTTTATTGTCAATAGTTTGTCTAGGAATTTTTCAAGACTTTCAGTTCCTTGATTTTTCCCTAAAAATGCAAATGGCACTAAGTAATCGGTATTAACATTTACTATATTTTCTAGCTTTGCTTATAAAATGTTTTTTTCCATTTTTTAACTCCTTATTTGATTGCTTGAATATAAACTTCTTTGTCTTTTGGCTTTTTAACAAAAAGCTCTGATTGCTTAGGGTCACTTGAAGTTAAATTATTGTCAGGGGTCATAAACATAATTGCTTCTAAAGTGTCATTGCTTGGTTTTTTAGCAGTGATTTTAGTTTGTATATTCATTTGTTTGTCACGGCCTGGGGCAATCGTAATTTTAAGCGTTATAATTCCTTTTTCGTCCAGTTTATTAACTGCCTCGTTTACAGATTGAAATTGAGTTGTAAGCATATTATCTAAATGCCCGCCTCTAAAATCTTGTATAAATTCACTAAATTTCATAAAATATTCCTTTGGTGATTGTTTTAATGGCAATTTGACAAATTGGTATAGACAAGGTAAATCTATAGCAACAAAGCCATTAAAACAACCATATAAAAGTAAAATTGAAAAACCTTTATAAAAACTGATGTCAAGCAGTTAAAATTATTAATACCAACTTGCAATAAGTTGTCAAGATAAAAAGTCAATATCTAATTTTTCACACTTGACTTTAGCAATTGAATATTTATAATCAGGGTATCCGCTCGTAACGGATATTTTGAAAGACAATTAATGATTATTTTTATGTCCTTTTTTATGTTTGCAATTTAGGCTTTTTTGCTGCGGACTTGTCTTGTCTCCACCAAATTACGAACTGTCCTAAATTGCAAACACCAAAGGTATTGTTATGCTTAGATATTATCGCAAGGCAATTTTATATTTACACAGATATGGCTATATTGGCTTCCCCTTCTATGCTTTCTTATGGAGTTTAATAGGAGGTATAAATGAATAAATTTGATTTTATAGATGCTTTATCTGAAAGTAAAGCCCCTTCAAAAGCAATTTTTATTGCTACTATTTTATTGCATCAATATTTTAACAACAAAACACAAAGATGCGACCCTTCAATTCGCACAATAGCCAGTTATTGTAATATTGACGAAAAAACAGTGCAAACAGCTATTAAATGGCTTGCTGACAATGGATTTATTAAAGTGGAAAAAAAGAGTGGTAAATATGCAATGAATTGCAACTCTTATGTGTTTATAGGCTTGGATAGTGTGGGAATAATTCCTACAGCAATTCCTACAGCAATTCCTACAGCAATTCCTGTGGGAATAATTCCTACAGAACCTACTAACCTTTATGAACCAATAAAACCAGATAGAAATTATAATAAAAAAGTTGAAATTGAAATTCCTGATTTTATACCACTGGATTTATGGAATGATTTCTTGGCAATGCGAAAGTCAATAAAGAAAACGCCAACTGATAAAGCAAAAGAGCTTTTGATTGGTAAACTAGCAAAATTTTATACATCTGGACATGATATTGCTGAAATTTTAGAACAATCAATTTGCAGCAATTACCAAGATTTTTATGAACTCAAACAACAAAAAGGAAACAACAATGCAAGCAATAACCAAACAAAGCAATCAAGACTTGAGCAAATTGCCGAGCAAGCACTCCGTGAAATTGGCGTCTATTGAAAAAAAGCAGGTTAGCAAAATAATTATGCAATGCTTTAATGTTTTGAATGTTTACGGAAAAAAAGAGGAAGCATTAAGCGATATTGTGCAAATGTTTATTTTAGCATTGGAAGACCACGATATAAACGAAATTGAGAAAGCGTTTATTGAATGGATTAAAACCAGTTCTGTAATGCCTACTCCATTTGATATTTTGAAAATCATAGGACAAAATTACGCAATTTCACCCGAACAAAAAGACAAAAACCGGGCATGGTTAATAAAAATGGGTTTTATCACTAGTAATTCACGCTAGAAATAGCAAATGGGTAGCGTGAAGCGGTTAAAATGATAACTGGTAGCCAAAACACAAAGCACGCTTAAAATAATGTAAATATACACTGTTAAAATAGATTAGTTGCGTTTCTAGCTATGCTAATCGGTATAAATATTGACAAGGTGCTTAATGCGTGATATTTTTCTTGTACGCATTTTAAGGGGGTTTTATGTTTCAGCAAAGAAATAGAAGTTGTAAATTTTGCAAAGATATTTTTAAGACAACTAGGGAATGGCAAATATTTTGCAAAGATATATGTAAATATCGCTATCACTCGCAAGTAAAAGAAACTTGTTGTTATTGTGGGCAATATGGCAATCATCGTGACCATGTTTACCCGCATCAATATTCAAATTTTTCTGAAACAAGAATATTCCGTGGAAGAGAGTATGTTTATTCGTGCAAGGAATGTAATAGTACGCTCGGGGGTAATATGTTTTATGATTTTTCACAAAGAATTGAATATTTAATTAATAAATACAACAAAAAATATTATTTAATGAGAGGTGCAGTTGAGTGGGATATAGAGGAGATTGAAGAACTGGGAAGTTCATTACGAAAAAGGATAAAAAAGAAATTAGCAATGAGGCGAATTGCTGAAGAAAGAGTTGTTTATCTCAGGCATCAGTTGCAATTAATAAAATAGCCAAAAATAAAACAACGCTTAAAATATGCGTTAAAACAAGAATAAACACTATAGCAAAAAAACCGCAATAACTTTATGAATTATGCACAAAGCTATTGCGGTTAATGCTAATTGAAGTTTTAGTTTGGATTTATTCATTTAAAGTTTTTGTAAATTATTGTTATAATCGCAAAATATATAACCAATATAGCCGTTAAAAATGTTATCATATCTGCCCCGCAAAATACAAAATTGGTATTAGTGCGTAAAACGCCAGCATCATAAAAAGTAATATTTTATCCATTTTAAAAAATCCTTATGTGGTTTGTTATTTTTTACTCTTTTCTGCTTTTTCAATACTTGCATAAATAGCGTCCCAGCCCTCGCTGGCATCATATTTTGCAGTTTTCTTTGGTGTTTCCACTTCCCTTTCAATTGGTGATAATGTGATATTGTAGTTGCAAAAAAAGTAGTTGGCTGTTAAACTTAACAATAATATGTAAATTATTGTAGTTTTAATAATTGTTGTTAATTTGCTGTTGATTAACATTGTAAATGCTTTCTAATTATATAATGGGTAATTTGTTAATGATAACGCATATTCAGCATTTTTTAATAAATAACTAAATGTAAACATGTTTTTGCTTTTACAGGCAAAATTCTCTTTTCTTAACGCCCCTGAATAATGAGCAGTTTTAAAAAGTATTAATGTGTTAATCTGTTTTTCAATAGGCGTGTTAAGTTTTTGCAATTTAACATCTATAATTTTTTGCGTTGCATTTCTGATTTTATTTTCAGATAATTTATTTACTAAGTTTTGAAAAACTGACATTATTTTTACTCCCTGTTTTTAATTCCTTAATTATTTTTTGTTATGCTGCTTGTTGTTTTGGTAATGCGATAACAAAACAACCACAACAATTATATATTTCATAACCAATAAAATTTTTATTTTTAATTGCGGACAAAATACCGTTTTTATAAATTAAGATTTCAGTCACTTGTATTCTCCTTCTTTGAAAACTTGGTCGCAAATTAGTTTAATTTTGTAATCAATATTGCTAATTTCAGATAAATCAGCATAAGTAATATTATCTGGGTTAGTATTGAAATGATTATCGCAAGCGTTTTTTAAACGGTCTAATTTTTCGCTTAATTCGTTAATTAAATTTATATATTGTGATAGTGCTGTCATTTTTTATTGCTTTCATAATTGTTAATTTTGTCATTAATTGCCATTTGTACAACTGAGCTTAAAGTACGACTTTCAAGTCGTGCAATTTCTAATATTTTTTGATGTACGATTGGTTCTATTAAAAAACTTATTTTTTGTGTTTTGTTTTCTTGTGTCATTTTTTTATTCTCCTTTTATTTATTTAGACGCTTAATTGCCTCTCTTAAGAACCAATATACTACAATATAAGATAATGTCAGCTATTATCTTATATTGTAGTATATTATCTGATAAATAAATGTGGATAAGTATAATGAGGTGATTAAAAAATAGGAAATTATAAGATTGTTGACTTATAATATATATTATATTACAATGGTATAATGATTTACATTATAATATTTTTATTATTTGCGGTTGTTTTAAGTATGAAAAACGGCGGTAAGGTTTTATTAAAGCTAGTCGGGCTTTCAAGTATATGTTTGGTTGCTTGGCTGTTATTCGTAATGAGTTTTTAATATGATAAATAAAAAAGCAGGGCGTCCACCAATCCAATTAAAAGACCTTCCTGCTGATTGGCAAGAGGCGGCATTAATTCATTATTCTGAAGGCGGTAGCGATATAGAGTTTTACGCTGATTACTTGGATATATGCCACGAAACTTTTACATCTTTAATTAATAGAGAGTCATTATTTTCTGAGACCATAAAAAGAGGGCGTGCAAAGTCGGAGTCATGGTGGGTAAGAAGTGGAAGGATTAATCTCAAGGACAAAGATTTCTCATCGACTCTCTGGTATATGAATATGAAAAATCGTTTTGGGTGGTGTGACAAAAATGAAATTAACCATAGTGGCAGAATTGAAAATGTTAAAGTTGATTTTACAATAGAAGAATTAAAAGCTGAAGCTGAAAAACGAGGCTTACCAAGTGCAATATTTGAAGAGTGATTTGAATTTATTAGAACAAATAGCGATAGCACAAGCAAGGCAATCATTCTGGGCGTTCAGGCAATATATTAATCCAAAGATGATAAAAGGCTGGTGGCAAAAAGAGATTGCCTACGCATTGCAACAATTCTATTATGATTTGCAATCTGATAAAAAGCCTATGTTGGTTATAACCGCTCCCCCTCAACATGGTAAAAGTTATCAGGTTATTGATTTTATCGCTTGGTTGACGGGTTTAAATCCTGACAACAAAATAATATATACATCATTTTCAGAACGCTTAGGTGTTCGTGCGAATTTAAGATTGCAGCGGATTTATGATAATGAAATTTATAAAAAGATATTCCCTGATACTAAAATAAACCAAAAAAGCGGTAATGACAACGATTACTCACGCAATAGGGAATTGTTAGAATATAACAACAAAGAAGGGTTTTTTAGAAATACCACAGTAAGAGGTAGTATAACTGGTGAATGTTTAGATTTGGGTATAGTGGACGACCCTATTAAGGGAAGGGAACAGGCAGGTAGTTTAACTGTTCGTGACAAAACTTGGGATTGGTTTACTGATGATTTTTTTACAAGGTTTTCTGAAAATGCTGGGTTGTTATGTATTTTAACAAGGTGGCATTTGGACGACCCAATAGGCAGACTTTTAGCAAGTGATATCGGTAAAGAGGTAAGGTTGTTAAACTATCCTGCAATGGCGGTAAAACAAGAAAAAAACCGTAATATTGGTGATGTTTTGTTTCCTGAACACAAAAGTTTAGACTTTATCATGAGACGCAAACAATCAATGTCAACTTCTAGTTTTGAAAGTCTTTATCAGCAAAATCCAATTATACAAGGCGGCGAAATTATAAAAGGTGAATGGTTCAAGCGTGTTGATGTGTTGCCTAAAATGCTTTACAGAAAAATTTTCGGCGATACTGCACAAAAAACGAAAGAGCATAACGATTTTAGTGTTTTTCAGTGCTGGGGTTATGGTGAAGATAAAAAAATATATCTTATTGACCAGATAAGAGGCAAGTGGGAAGCTCCGCAATTAAAAAGAAACTGTATTGATTTTTGGATAAAACAATTAGCTGAAACTGATATTGGAACTTTAAGAGATTTGAATATAGAAGACAAGGCGTCTGGTACTGGTTTAATTCAAGATATTAAACAATCTGCATTAATCCCTGTAAAAGCAATTCAGCGAAATATAGATAAAACTACACGGGTTTTAGATGTAATTAGCTATATTGAAAGCGGTTTTGTAGTTTTACTTGACAAAAAGCCATATTTAAGCGATTTTATAAGTGAATGTGAAGCGTTCACAGGTGATAATACACATGCACACGATGACCAGATAGACCCTTTATGCGATGCTATAACAACTATGATTGTAACAAAAGATGTTACAATAACTTTTGAAAGTTTTTAATGTTTGATTTTTTTAAGAAAAAAGTTGAAAAATCTTTACAGTTGCCAATTACAGCGTTATCACTAAGTAATTATGCTTATGATAGTAATTACACCGTTCAAGTAAATGAAGGTTATAGCTATAATCCGATAGTTTATTCATGTATTAATCGCATAGCAAATTGTATTGCTTCAATTGATATTAAGTTGTTTGAAGGTGATAATGAGATAGAAAAATCGCCTGTTTTAGATTTATTAAATAATCCAAGCCCACTCAAAACCCGTGATGATTTTATTAATGAAATTATTTTAAATTTATTAATAAATGGCAACGCTTATATATACGGTAAGGATAGTGAGAAGTTACCTAAAACTTTAACAGTAATACCGCCTGATGCTATAAGTTTAATTAAAGGTGATATTTTCCCACTTGAATATCTGATACAGCAAAAGAATGGTTCTTTTGATGTAAAAGTAAATCAAACTACTGGCAAAAGTGATATATTACATATAAAATTATTCAATCCGAAAAGTAAATTTATCGGCAAATCACCAATGGACGCCTGTTCAGTTTCTATTGATATTATCAATCATGGTTCGCAGTGGAATTTAGGTTTATTAAAAAATGGAACTCGCCCAGACGGTATTTTGACCACTCCCCCTAACATGTCATTATCAGCAGAACAAAGAGAGCAATTAAAATCTCAAATTGAACGCAATTCAGGTTCTAAAAAAGCTAGTAAATTCTTGTTATTGGATAACGGCTTGGACTGGAAAGCACTTGGCACGAATGCAAAGGATATGGATTTTCTAAACTCCATGAATAAGGCTGCAAAAGATATTGCTTTGGTTTATGGCGTCCCACCCGTATTATTAGGTATTCAAGGCGATAGTACTTATGCAAATTTAGCTGAAGCAAAACTTGCGTTATGGACTGATACGATTTTGCCATTATTTCAAACTGTTCTGGCAAGTTTGTCGGGTTTTCTTTTGCCTGCTAATCAATATTTTTGGTATGACGAAGAGATGATTATTGCTTTAGAGCCTTTGCGTTCTCAAAAAGCACAAAGAATTGAAACATCAACTGTGATGACTATCAACGAAAAACGCATTGCAATGGGGTTAGGTGAAGTTCCTAATGGTAACATAATTCTTGTGGATAGTTCAAAACTTCCGCTTGATTTAGTAGGTGATGTCGGATTGAGTGAACCGTTATGAAGTCATGGATTTACGATATTGGAAGGTTGGAAAATAGATTGCGACCAAAATTAATTGCATCACGAAATAAATATATTAAAGATTTTTCAGAAAATTATCCTGATGATAAATCGTTTATCTATGCTGATTATGAGAATAATTTGCGTAAAATTCTATATAATCATTATGAATTGACTATTAAAGTATTTTCTGGTAAAGTGGCGAAAAATTTAACTAAAAAATCATATACATATTACAGCCGTTTACTTGAGTGGGCTTCAACTGAAGCGTTAAGTAAATCTAAACTTATTGGTGATACTGCTAGAAGCGATGTTCAAAATATTATTAGTCAAGGGTTAAGCGAGGGCTTAGGCAGTAATATTATAACTTCTAATATTCGTAAATTAACTGGTTTAAGTGGTTTTCGTGCTGCGACTATTGCTAGGACTGAAACTAATACGGCGGCGACTTATGCGACTGTGGAAACTGCTAATGAGATTGAAAAAGAATTAGAAATTGTTTTGGTTAAAGAATGGCTTCCAACAAATGACAATCGCACAAGGGAAAGTCATCGTTTAATGCGTGGCAATGTAATTTTGTTAAATGAAAAATTTGAAGTTGACGGGGATTTAATGGATAGACCAAGTGACCCGTCGGCAAGTGCTGAAAATGTTATTAACTGTAGGTGTGGAATTGCGATATATGCAAAAGAAAATTGAAAAAACTTTTGATTTAACAATAAAATCAACTGATGGTGAAAAAAGAACTGTTAGTGGTTATGCTTCAACTTTTGGCAATATTGATTTAAGCAATGATATTGTTGTTAAAGGTGCTTTTGCTAAAAGTATTTTAGTTAAAAATCCTAAAATGCTATACCAGCATAAAACCGCTGAAGTTGTTGGGGTTTGGAATAGAGTATATGAGGACGAGCAAGGTCTTTACATAGAAGGAACTATTGCTAACACAACTCTTGGCAAAGATGTTTTAGAATTAATATCAATCGGTGCTATAGATAAGATGTCTATCGGTTGTGATGTGGTGGATTATGAGTATAAGGATAATGCAAGGCTTTTAAAAGAATTGGATTTGTGGGAAGTTAGTTTGGTTACATTCCCTGCCAATGAAAAAGCTAAAATATTATCACTAAAAGAAGCTCCACAAAATGTGCGTGAGTTTGAACAATTCCTGTGTGATGCAGGTTATTCAAGAAATATAGCGAAGGCGATTATTTCAAAAGGCTATCGTGTTGCAATGCGTGATGTTTCGCAAGATGATGATTTAACTAAGTGCGTTGAGAAATTCAGCGAAATCATTAATAATTTAATAGGAAAAAAACATGACTGATATTATAGCAAAATTTGAAGGTGCAATGAATGACTTTGCAGAACTTCAAAAAATGATGACTAAAACCAAAGATAAAGTTGATGCTTTGGATATTGAAAAATTAAACAATTTAGAGAAATCTATTGGTGATGCAATGGAATTATCTCAAAAATTACAGGCAAAAAGTGCTGCTGATGAAAAGCGTATTTCTGATTTAGAAAAAGCAGGCTCATTAATGACCTTTGGTAAAGTTTCAGATGAAGACGCAATATCAAAAGAATTTGCTGCTTTCGTTCGTCAGAACAATGATAATAAATCAACTTTCAGTTCTAAAATGTTGACAAAAGACATGAGTATTAATTCAAATGCGAATGGTGGCTTTTTAGTTATCCCTACTTTTGGTGGAATTATTAAAACTAAGGTTTTTGAAAGTTCGCCAATGCGTCAACTTGCTGATACTGTTTCAATTTCAAGTGATAAATTTGAGTTTATCGGTGATGATGATGAAGCTGGAGCGGTTTGGGACGGTGAAATTCCAGCTGGTTCAAATGAAGCGACTGCTGTTGTTTATCAATCGCAGATTTTTGCTCGCAACATGAATTCAAATGTAAGAGTTACGCAAGATTTTCTTGATGATGCAAGCGTAAATGTTGAAAGCTGGCTAGCTGGCAAAACAGCTGATAAATTTGCGAGAGCCGAAGCAACCGCTTTTATTTCTGGCAATTTAACTACTCGCCCTCGTGGTATTTTGACTTATGCTAACGGCACTGGTCGTGGACAGGTTCAGCAAATAAACAGTGGTTCGGCTGCTTCTATTATAGATGCTTCGGGCGGTGTTAATGGTTTAATTGACACTCAAAACGCATTAAAAGAAGTTTACCAGCCAAACGCAAAATGGCTAATGAAGCGTTCAACTTATGGTGCTTTAATGAAAGCCAAAACTGGTATATCTGGCGACAACCGTCCTATTTTCAACATGATGTATGATAAAAACAACGGGATTGCTATGTCTATGTATGGTAGCCCTGTATTGTTTGCTGATGATATGCCTGCGATTGCTGCTGGTGCTTTGTCGGTTGCTTATGGTGACTTCAAAAAAGCATACTTGATTGTTGATAGAGTTGGTTTACGCGTATTGCGTGACCCTTACACTCAACAAGGTCTTGTAAAATTCATATCAACTCGCCGTGTAGGTGGTGAAGTTGTAACACATGAAGCAATTAAGATTTTGAAAATTTCAGTATAATAAAACTGGGGAGGGTAACACCTCCCCTTACATAAGGATTAAAAAATATGAGAAGAGAACTTTTAAGCGAAATTTCACCAGTTACAGTAATTGGTGCTGCTACTTTAGCAGCGGACAACACGCCAACTACTATTGATTTATTGGGTGCTAACTCGGCAACAATACTATTGAGTGTTGGCGTTGGTGGTATAACTTTTTCTGGTGTGAATAAAATTGATTTTAAGCTAACTCATTCAGATGACGATGTGACTTATACAGATGTGGTAACAGCCGATATTACTGGTAACGATGCGGTGGCAGTAATCACTGGTATTATTAGGTCTTTTATTGCTACTCACGCTACCGCAACGGTTTATAGGTTTAATTATGTTGGTACTAAGCGATATTTAAAGTTGCTAGCTGATTTTTCTGGCACTCACGGAACTGGTACTCCAATTTCAGCAGTGTTAATTAGAGGCAATCTAAATATTTCTGTTTAGTTTTATAGGGGGAGGGTACCCTCCCCTTATTTCAAGGGGTTTTATGTATAAAGTAATTCAAAATTTCGCAGGTAGCGAAAATGGTGTAAATATTCGTTCTTTCATTGTTGGTGAAATAGTTAATATAGATAAATCACTTGCTGAAATTGCTTTATTAAATAATTGGATTGAGATTATGGCAATAGAACCAAAAGAAAAAAAAGTTATAGAGCCAAAATTAAAAAAAGATAAAAAATGATAAATGTAAATTTAACAACATCACCAGCGGAATTGCCTGTAACGCTTACGGAAGTAAAAAACTATTGCAAAATTGATTTTACAACTGATGATGATTTATTAAATCTATTTATTGGTGCTGCAACACAAGGCGTTGAAAAATTCACAAGACGAGCATTAATAACGCAAACTTATAAATTAGTTGCTGATTATAGCGATGTTTATAATAATAATTTCTGTATTGATTTATTGAATAGACCTATCCAATCTGTGACAACTCTAAAAATTTACGATTTAGATAATGCAATTTCAACAATTGATGCTGCTAAATATTTTCTTGATGTTGTTAATGCAAGGTTGGTTATTGATAGTGGCTTTACTAATGTTATATTGCGTGAAAATGCAAGTTTTGAAGTTGAATATGTGGCAGGTTACGGCTTGGCTGCTAGCGTTCCACAAACATTAAAAGTTGCGATTTTAATGTATGTTTCAAAGATGTACGATGAACGCATTATTTGTGAATTGCCTGTATCATGTGAAAATATATTAAAACAGTGGGTTGTTTATGGCTAAATGCGGTCAAAATATTTTTGCTGCAATGAATAAGCGAGCAACTTTGCAATTAGAAATCCTTTCAAATGACGGGCAGGGAGGTTTTACTTCTAATTGGGTTAATGTTGCTGATGTTTGGGTCGGTATTGAAGCAGTAAAAGGGTATGAAAAACTTCAATCTGCACAATTACAAGCACCTGTTGATGTTAATATAACAATGCGATATAGAAATGATGTAACTGTTACTAATAGATTGATTTATAATGATGTTATATTTGATATTAAAGAAGTTATAAACGAAAATTACGATAATACTATCTTAAAATTAAAGTGTTTAACGCAATGAATTTTACTTTTGATATTTCTGGGTTAGATAAAATCGTAAATGCTTCTAGCGTTATTAAAAATGCTATTGAAAGCGAATTGCGAAAGGCTGTTTATAAGGGCGGATTATTAGTTGAAACTACCGCAAAAAAATCCATTACTGAAGGCGGTAAAACTGGCAATGTTTATAAAAGAGGCAATATAACGCATCAAGCGTCAGCATCAGGTCAATCACCCGCAAATGATACGGGTAGGTTGTTAAATAGCATTAATACGGAGTTAAAACAAGGTGCAGAAGTTAATATTATCGCGGGTAAGGGCGTTGTAAATTATGCTAAAAGCCTTGAGTTTGGCACTAAAAATATGGAAGCCCGCCCTTTTATGTTTCCTGCTTTTGAAAAATCAAAAAACAAAATTACTGATTTGTTGAAAAGTACTGTAAGGGGTGCTATAAAATGAATTTGAATGTCTTGCAGGTTGGAATTTTCAATAGGTTAAAATCACAAATAACCACTATTCCTATTTATGACTTTGTACCACAAAGCGTTGCTGCTCCTTATGTTGTGATTGGTGATGATACTGCGATTGATTTTGACACTAAAACAGACAAAGGTGTTGAGTGTACTTTAACAATTCATGCGTGGGATTATGCTAAAAACGGTCGCAAAAGCGTAAAAGATATTTTATCAAGTGTTTATACTGCCTTGCATAATCAAGAAAATTCTGTTACATTAACACAGTATAACTTATTAATGTTAAGAGTTGAGTTCCAAGAGAGTTTTCAGGAAAATATTAATAATAGCGATAGATTTTATCACGGTGTCATAAGGCTTCGTGCAATTTTAATGGAGTAAAATAAAATGGCAAAACAAAAAGGAAGGTTATTCGTTCTAAAGTTAGCACTTGACGGAACGGGTGGCACGGTAGCAGGCGTTAAGGTGGCTAAAATGACACTTAATAACGGTTTAGTGGATATTACAAATAAAGATAGTGGGGGCTGGCGTGAATTACTTGAAAGTTCTGGCACGCAATCAATTGATATTGATATTGACGGAATTGTTGGTGATGAGGCTACTTTTAAAATTTTTAAAGGTTATTCAATTGCTGGTACTATTAATCCGTTTCAATTATTTGGTCAAAATGCTGATAAATTAGCAGGTAGTTTTTTCATTGAAAATTATGTTGAAACTGGTGAAGAACAAGGAGCTGTTACTTTCACGGCTTCATTAAAATCAAGTGGTTCAACAACATTTACAAGGATATAATATGGCAACTTTAACAATTAGAGAATTAGGCTTTACAGGACTGAATGCTGCTTTACAGGCGGCGTCTATTTCTGATAATTTTGATAATAGCGGGAATGTGATTTTATTTTTTCAAAACACAAACGCATCGGCACGCACTTTAACTATTGCTGCAAATGACACAAATAAACAAGGTTTCGGTGATATTGTTGTACCTGATACAGTCGTTACCTTAGTTGGAAGTGGTACGAATAACGGTCATACTTTTATTGGTGTTTTTCCAGTTGATAGATTTAACGATAGTAACGGCAGGGTTAATTATACCATTGATGTAATTACTGGTCTTAATGTTATGGCAATAAGGTTGAAATAATGTATGAGCCGCAAAAGCCGAAAGGTGAATTATTGCTAGGTGATGAATTATACCAGTTTGAGGGCACTTTTAATTTATTGGAAGCAATAGAAAATAGCTTAAAAACTGGTATTATTGAAATTGCACAAAAAGGCTATAATTATAAACTAAATGAAATTTCTAATATTATTTTTGTTTTAATAAAGTCAACTGGTAAAAATAAACCATTATCAGAAATTCAAAATGAAATAATGGAATTAGGAATTGCAAGTGATAATTATGTTAATTTGTGCTTACAAGTGTTTTTATTTATTCGAATTTGTATTTCAAAACCTAGTGAGCGTGCGGAGGTAGCAAGCAAGTTGGGGGAGTTGATAACAGGGTTGAAAAATACCCTAGTTTCGCATGGCAAGAATACAGGCAATTCTGTTTAGGTGTTTTGAGGTGGTCGCCTTCTGATTTTTGGGGTGCAACAACTTGGGAAGTAGCAGACGCCTATGAAGGTTACGCAATTTCTAAGGGAATTAAAAAACCAAGTAATTTACATGATGATGATATTGCTGAATTAAAAGAAATGATAAAAAAACATGGCAAGTCTTGACGAATTAGTTGTAACGATAAAAGCTGATGCAGCTGGTTTTAAGTCGGAGTTGACTAAGGCAACGGCTGCGGTTCAGTCAAGTTCAAATGCCATGTCATCAAACTTAAATAGATTATCGGGTGCTTTTAAGGGTTTAATTCCTTTGGTTGCGGGTATCGGATTTTCAAACTTGGTTTTTTCCGCAATTCAAGCAGGTGACGCCCTAGACGAAATGGCAACCAAGACGGGTGTTTCAGTTGAAACTTTGTCTAGTTTGCAACTTTACGCAAAGCAAAATGGTGTTGAAATTGGCAATCTAGCCAATGCTTTCAGGTTTATGAATAACAACCTTATTGACACGCCGAAAGCATTTGAACAAATTGGAATTTCAATAAAGGATTTTCAAAACCTAAGTACAATTGAGCAATTCACGCAAATTGCGGATAAAGTGGCAGGACTTGGCACTGTGTCACAGCGAACTAAAGTCTTAATGGATATATTCGGAAGGTCGGGAGCTGATTTAGCACCGCTTTTTAATCAAGGCGCGGAAGGTATTAGAAACGCTATTGCCGAAGCCGAGAGGCTTGGTTTAGTTATCACATCTGAAGACACTGAACGCATGGCGGATTTTGCGGATAAATGGGATACGGCGGGGGCTGTAATTCAAAGAGTTGCTCAGGGTGCTTTTGTCACAGCTTATAATATTATTAATGATATTAATAATTCTATAGAGCGATTAAAGGGGAATTTAACCAGTTTAGGCAATGCCGAATTAGGTAGTAAGAAATTGGATTTAACGGAAAGATTAAAAAAAGAGCAAGCTAATCTTGATAATTTAGCAACCAAACAACCCTCTTTTGCTGATGGAATATTATTTACATCTTTAGAAGCTCAAACCGAAACTGCTATTAGTCGGGTGGCGGAACTCAAAACGCAATTACATGAGGTTAATTCCGCATTAAAGGAAATTAATCCGCCTGCTGCTGAAAATACGATAGTTGCTACTAAATTCACGCCAGAAGTTAAAGGTGATAAATCAGCAAATAATAAACAGAAAGAATTAGATAACGCAAAAAAATCACTTGACGAATATAATTTAAGTCTTGAAAGACAATATAAAATTCAATCATTAACTCCGCAACAACAGGAAGGTATGGCGGTTTATTATCGCACTTTGGACTTAGCACAGAAAGCAGGGATTAAAAATGCTGAACAATTAGCTGATAAAAATAGATTGGTTGCTGAAAGCAATTATGCTATTGCGGAAGCACAATATGAGGCTGCAAGGCGTGCGGAAGAAATGCGAACTGCTTTAAGTGACGGTTTAGCAAGTGCAATTATTGATTTTAACAATGCAAGTGATGCTGCGAAAAACTTCGCTAAACAAATAGCTAAAACCATAATACAGCGGTCAATAACCGACCCTTTATCGACTGCTTTAATTGGCAATGGTCAAGGCGGTAGTGGTTTATTAAGCTCAATATTGCCTTCTTTTGCGGTTGGTGCTTATAATTTACCTTCAGATATGATTGCACAGGTTCATAAGGGGGAAATGATTATACCAGCTTCACAAGCCAATCAAATAAGGGGTGGGAATGGTGCAAATGGTGTAACAGTTGTACAAAATTTTCAAATATCAAACGATGTGCCTTCTTTAATAACTGCACATATTAAAGACGCTGCACCGCGAATTGCAAAGGCTGCACATGATGCGGTTTTTAGTAGTATTCAAAGAGGCGGTTCGGCTTCTCAAGTTGTGGGGATAAGATGACAATTTCAATGCCGTCAAATAAATTTACAAGTGCAAGTTTTTATTTAGAAACTAACACTCAAACTTTTACAAGTCCAATTAATCGTAACATTCAAAGATTAAATCTTGGTGGTTCAAGGTGGCGTGCGAGCTATAGTTTACCCGCATTAAATCGTTTGCAGTGGATTAATTGGCGTGCGTTTTTTTTGCAATTGGACGGAATGACAAATGATTTTTACGGTTATGATGTGGATTGTAAATATAATTTAGGTTCATGGGGCGGAACTCCCTTAGTAAAGGGGGCTTCACAAACAGGAAGTTCATTGTTAATTGACGGCTGCCCTAATAATATAACTAATTATGCAATGGCTGGTGATTATTTTACGGTCAATGGCGAATTAAAACAAATTACGGCTAACGCAAACTCAAACGGAAGTGGTGAAGTTACTTTATCATTTAAGCCTATGTTGCGAAATTCACCAGCGGATAATGCTGCTATTACTTTTAATCCGTCTATGTGCAGAATGATATTAACCAGTGACACAATGACACAGTGGGAGTGTGATAAAAACGGGATTTATTCACCTAAAACATTTGACGCAATGGAGGTTTTTTAATGTCTAGAAGCCTTGCAACTGCCAATTTAAATGCTGTAATAGATGATACAGTTTACCCTGTTTTATTTTTTGAAGCAGATTTTTCAAGCGGTTTTATTCGTTGTCACAATTTAATCGGAACGATTACATGGAATGGTTACGATTGGCTTGGGGTTGGTGTTTTAGGTGGAATTAGTGCCATTGAAGAAACTGGAGAGCTTGGTAGGAAAACTGTTACCTATACTTTAACAGGTTTACCTAATGATTTAATATCAGTTGTTTTGGGTGAACAATACCAAGGGCGGGCTGCCAATTTATATATTGGATTTTTAGACAAAGTAACTGGCGTTTTGGTATCAAATCCTTATCTTTTAGACAAGGGACGAATGGACACAACCGCCATTGAAGAAGGCGACACGCTTTCTATTACTTTAACGGTTGAAAATGTTATGAGTGCTTGGCAGCGACCGCAAATAAGAAGGTATAATAACATAGCACAGCAAGCACGCTTTCCCAATGATTTAGGGTTAGAGTTTGTTTCGCAGGCTGCCAATAAAGAGATTTTTTGGGGGCGTAAAAGTGTTTGAAAATTGGAATGAAATTTTAGATACTTACACTCAAGAAAATCATGTTTTTTCTTGGGGTGAAAATGATTGCTGTTTATTCGCTGCAAAGTGGGTTTTGTTAAGCACTGGGCAGGATTTTTACAATCTGAATTTGAATAAATATAGTGATGCTTTAGAAGCTGAAAACTACTTAGCTGAATTAGGTTTTGACACGCATTTAGATTTAGTTGATAGCGTTTTATCACCTATTAATAAACGCATGGCAAGGCGAGGTGATATTATAGCAACACAACAAAACGCTTTAGGGATTTGCCTGGGTGTTAAGAGTATTTTTCTAAACGAAAGCGGATTGATTTTTATACCTACCTTGTTAAATAAAAAAGCATGGAGGGTTGAATAATGCCTCCTGCAATTATCATTGCCGCTGCTATTGCTGGTTCTTATGCAAGTGCTGCTATCGGTGGACTTGCTATTGGTGGGGCTTTGTTTGGTGCTGGCATTTTGGGTTCTATTGGTGCGGCAGTTGCTTTTGATGTTGCTTTAGGTGCAGTAATTGGCGGGCTTGTAAGTTTCGGAATTAATTCAATAGGTGGAAGTTTAGTCGGTGGCAAGGGTGGTAAAACTGATAGCATCGCTTTAGAAACTAATAGCGGTCTTAAAGGTGTTATTCGTTCCAGTGATGACACAGGTAAAATAATTTACGGAAAAGCTCGCATCGGTGGAACTTTAGCTTATGTTGAAACAACAAACTCCGCCCAAGATAGTGACGGAATTTCTCAAAGCGGTGATAATTTATTTTTACATCTGATAATAATTCATGCTTGCCATGAATGTAATTCTTTTGAAGAGATTTACATAGACAATAATTTAATAACTTTAGACGCTAGCGGTTTTGTAAATGAAGCTCCTTTTGTTAAGGATAGTAAAAAATATATCAGATTAAAACAACATTTAGGGAATGATACGCAAGTTGCTGATAGCTTTTTAGTGAGTGAAGTTAGTAACTGGACTGATAACCACCGCTTGCGTGGGTTGTGCTATACTTACATGCGTATTCAATATAATAGCGAGATTTTTCAAAGTGGAGTGCCAACCTTAAATGTGGTTTTGAAGGGTAAAAAAGTTTACGACCCGCGAACGCTTTTAACGGGTTGGTCGGATAATGCTGCTTTATGCCAAAGGGATTATTTATATTCGCGTGATATTTCAAATGTGCCTTTTGGCTTCGGGGCTTTAGCAACTGAAATAGACGATAATTATACAATTGCTGCCGCTAATTTATGTGACGAAAGCATAACGAAATTAGACGCCAGTACAATGAAGCGTTATACTATAAATGGTATAGTTGATACTAACAGGGAAGTTATCAATACTATTGATGATTTATTTTCTGCATCTTTGGGAATTATGACTAACTCGGAGGGTAAATTTAGAATATATGCGGGTGGATATGACACGCCTGAAAGTGCGGTTTTAGACGAAAGTTATTTAGCTGGTGCAATAAAATCTCAAAATAGAGTTTCACGCACAAATTTATTTAATGCTGTTAAGGGTTTATACATAGAACCTTCACAAGATTGGCAAAGTGCATCTTTTAACGAAGTTGTCAGTTCAACTTATGAAGCACAAGATAATAATGAACGAATTTATACTGAAATTAAACTGCCATACACGATAGATAATGAGGCAGCACAGCGAATTGCTAAAACTGTTTTAAGAAAATCACGCGAACAAATAACGGTTGTAATGCCCTGTAATTATAAGGCTTTACGATATAGCGTGTGGGACACCGTAAAAGTGAATAATACGGCTAGGGGCTGGAGTGAAAAAGTATTTAGAATTACAGGAATTACTTTTGAATTAAAACAAGGTGTTGTTTTGACACTTAAAGAAGAAAATTCAAATTCTTATAATTGGTCGGCAAGTGATGCGGAAGCGTTTGCATCTGCACCTGATACTAACCTTCCCAACCCGTTTATCGTCCCAGTTCCGCAATCTTTAAGCTATAGCTCTCGCATCGTTACCACAACTGGCAGCGATAGTATTTATAATTTAGTTTTGAATTGGCGGCCCTCAAGCAATGCTTTCGTGCAAAGTGGCGGTCAATATGAAATACAGTTTAAGATTTCTTCCGATACGGCATGGCGACCTAGCTTTTTTGTGGACGGAGAAATTACATCAAGTGATGTATTGAGTACTGCCATAAATATTAATTATGACTTGCGAATTAGGGCGATTAATGTTATAGGTTCTAAAAGCAACTGGTCATATATTTATAACGCTATTGCAACAGCTTCGAGCGGGGTTGGTACTAGTTACGATTACGAGTTGATAACTTCCGCTCCTACTGCTAATTTAGATTACGGATTGATAACGGATACCCCGCCAGCAGTAAATTTAGATTATGGGTCAATATGAGTAGCACTGAATTAAAATTAAGGCGTGGAACTAATGCGGAAGTTGCAGCTGCAACCCCTGTATTGGCAGAACCTATTGTTGACACAACTAATAAAAGATTAGTTATTGGTGACGGTTCAACTATTGGTGGTATTCCGCTAGTTAATTATAAAGATTATCAAAATGAAGTTTTTTCGCTTGCAACCGTTGGCGGTACTGCAAACGCCATAACATTAACAACATCACCAGCTTCGGCTTTGGTTGACGGATTAAGGGTGAAGTTTAAAGCTACATCTAGCAATACAGGCTCTGTTACGGTAAATGTAAATGGAGCTGGTGCAATTGCACTTGAAAAATTATTGGGCACTTCATTAACTGCATTAACGGGGGGGGAGATTGTTTCTGGAATTTTTTATTATATTCATTACGACGGTGCGAAATTTCAACTATCCAGTTCGGTTGCATCTGGGCTTGTAATTCGCAGGCAAATTTTCACGACAAGCGGAACTTACACCCCTAATACTAATATGCTTTATTGCATTGCTGAATTAGTAGGTGGTGGTGGTGGTGGTGGTGGTAGTGGTAGTGTTGCTCGCGGTGGTGGCGGTGGCGGTGCTGGCTTTAATCGTGCGATTTTTTCTAAAGCAACAATCGGGGCTTCAAAAGCTGTAACGGTCGGAGCGGGTGGGACTGGCGGTGCTTCGGGCAATAATGGCAATTCAGGTGGCAATAGCTCACTTGGTGTTTTGGCTGCTGGCACTGGTGGAACTGGCGGTCTTGAAGGTGCAACTGGTGGTGCTGGTGGTGCAGGCGGTATTACTGTTTCGGCAGGTGCGGAGCTTGAAATTGGCGGTCAAAATGGTTCAACTGGTGGCTCTCTTCGTGGCAATGGTGACGGTGGAAGCTCTCACTGGGGCAGTGGTGGTGAACCAACAACTTTAAACAATGAGGCTGGTAAAAATGGCAAATTATACGGCGGCGGCGGTAGTGGTGGTTGCGGAACTGGTGCTGCTGGGAATGGTGCAAATGGTGTGGTTTATATAACTGAATATTGTTCAGCTTAAGGAAAATTTTATGAGGGCAGGAATTGTAAATAATTCAAATAATTTAATAGAAAATGTTATAGAATTGGAGTTAGGTTCTAGTTTCTCAATTGAAGGTGATTTTCGCATAGTTTTTAGTGATAAAGCAGAAATAGGGCAGTGTAATATTGGTAACGATATTTATACTGAAGAAGAATATAATAATTTATAAGGGTGACTTATGTCTAGTAATTTTAATCCAATAGAAAATAAAACAATAGATGCGACAACTACATCTCAACAAGTGCAATTTACAGCTGCCAAAGGTATTGAAGGCGGAATTTATAATGATACTGATTTGTATATTTTAAATGAAAGCGGTTCAGTAGCTTTTGTTGCTTGGGGCTTGGAGTCTGCAACAGCAACATCAAGCTCTTTTGCTGTTGGTAGCGGTGTTTCAGTTATTGATATTGCTGATGCTGATTTTGTCGCTGTAATGCTTGCAAGCGGTGCTGGCAAGGTATATTTAAGCAAAGGAAAAGGGATATGAGTTTTAGTGTAAAACCAAATTCACAAAATATCAATAATTTAATAGTTGCAAGTACAAAAAGAGATGCGGTCATTATTGGCAACTCTATCGGGGCTTACGGTGATACTTCAGACGCTACTTTTGCATCTGGTGGAGTTGGTGCAAGTTATGATAGAGGCTATGTTAATGTCGCAAATTGGCGTGCTGGTTCACCCTTGATAATTCGTTCAAATATTGCGGTTAGCGGTGTAACATCAACAACAATAATTACAAATCAATTAAGTGTGGCAATTGCATCTGGTTATAAATTTATTTTGTGCGTTGAATCGGTATCAAACGATGTTTACAATTCAATTAATCATGATACTTCAGTTGCAAATTTAAAAACTATTATTACAGCTTGCAAAAATGCTGGTGTTACTTTGTTTTTAGGAATGACTTTGCCTCGGTCAAGTGAGGGTGGGACGGCTTTGTTTGACAGGGCTTTTATTTGGGATAGCATTATTGATTGGAATTTAAACAATAATATGGGTGCTATTATTTACAATCCTGCAAATTCAGTGATTGATAATTCTAGCTTTGTAAATTCTTATAATAATACTCCTAATCTTACTTATTTTTTAAATGAAGCTGGCTCTTACATACATTTAAATGCTGCGGGTGGCGGTGAAGCTGCTGGGTTTATTGGGCAGCAAGGCTGCTTGACTGATATTTTATATAAAATGTTCTACGCTCAAACGTCTTTAATGAGTACTTCAAACGGTGACGGAAGTAATAATCAAGCTAATTCAAATTTGGTTAATAACTCCTTTTTATCTGGAACAGGTGGCTCTTACGGTGCAGGTGTTTCAGGTGCTGCTGGGTTGCCTACTAATTGGTATGCACAACGTTATAGTGGTACGATTGTTGGTGTTTCAAGTATCATATCAATGGCTACTGCTTATAATGAAACACAATCGCAATTATTTAATAAGCAAAGTGCTGTGAGAGTTAATAAAATCACAGTAAGTGGTTCAACTGCTGATAGTGATTATGTTGGTGTTGTTGCGTTTACTGGTACAATTCCAGCAAGTGACGGCTGGTATTATGCAAAAATGCTAGTTGGTTATGATGTTACAGGTAGTTCTTTGAAAAAACTTGATACAATTATAACTAATTCAGCAGTATTTACAAATCATGTAAGAACGGCTTTACCTGCAAATGCTGGTGATTACAAAAATTACACTGGCAAAGGTGCTTTTGTTATTGCAACAAGACCATTTTTTACAAACGCATCAACCGCTGGAAATATGGCTATGTTGTGTAATTTTGGTGTTGTATCGGGCGGTTCTGGAACGCTTTATGTATCAGAGCCTGTTATTCAAAAGTTACAATAAGGAATTTAATATGATAAAACTTAATACAAAAGAACAATTAGCTACTAATCCAAATTATAGCAGTATTTTTATTCGCTTTAAGGGCATGCCAATGCAGTATGTTATTGATAAGGCTGCAGTTGAAAATGTTATTAATGTTAGTGATAAAGATTTTGCGAATGTTACATTTTATAGCAATGGAGTAAAAGTTGAAATGAAATCAGATTACGAATTGATTGATTTTGACATTACACAAGCTAATAATATATCAGCTGTTAATAATTTGGCAGAGGAATGGTTAATAGATAATCACCCTGATTTTGCCGGCGGAGTTATTGCATGAATGACAGCCCCGAAGTAAGAATAGCAGTTGTTGAGACGAAAATAGAAGGCTTACGAGAACAAAATAAAGCCCAATATGACAGTCTTAAAAGCGAGGTTTATCTTATTAAAGATGATATTAAATCTCTAATTGCTGTAATGAACAGGGGTAAGGGTGCTTATACGGCTTCTTTATTGCTTGCTGGGACTTTAGGAACTGGAATTTTAGCAGGTGTTCAATGGCTGTTAGGCTTTATAAAGCATTAAAATGTTAGTTTTAGAAAACGCATTAAATTTATTAATATCTGAATGTGCAAAGGTTGATTTGATTTTGGATATTAAAAAAGAGCCTGCAATGGTTAGTTTTGTTTTATTGCTTTTATACGACAATGGTGAAATTAATCATAATCCTAGCAGCCCACAATGGCAACAAGTAATTCAAATAGCTGATAGATTGGGTTTTGAAATTAAGCATGAATATATCTTTTATGTTGGTAAAACTGATTTAGAAAGCTGGAATAAAGAAGCTGGATTGAAGGTCACACAAAAACAAATAAAGAAAGCTGTAAAATGAAAATCAATAATAAAGGTTTGCAACTTATAAAAGATTTTGAAGGTTGCCGTCTTAAGGTTTATAAAGACGCTGTAGGTTTTAATACTGTGGGTTGGGGACATCTGGTTTTATCTGAAGATAATTTGCAATATAACGATATTATTACTCAAGAAAAAGCTGATGAATTATTGAAGCAGGATTTAGAACATTTTGAAAAAGGTATAAGTAAATTGCTAAAAGTTCAAGTGACTGAAAACCAGTTTGCTGCAATAGTTAGCCTGGCTTTTAATATTGGATTACAAGTATTTGCAAAAAGTTCAGTTTTGAGATATATTAATACTGGTTATCCTGTTTTGGCAGGGCAGCGAATTTTACTTTTTAATAAAGCAGGTGGTAAAGTTTTGGCTGGTTTAACTCGCAGGCGTGAAGCTGAAAAGAAGATGTATGAAACAAGGTAAAAACCCTGCAAAGAGAATAAAAAAACTTTGCAGGGCTTAAGGAATAAGATTTATGAGTTTCACAACTGAAAGGTTCTTTACAACCCCTTAACTCACTACCCAAGTAGACGGTAGGATAAATTTAATATACAGGCAAATTATGAAATGGCAACAGTTTTTACAAGATAGTCACAATATTTTTAGTATGACAAGATTAATTGCAATCGGTGCTTTTATTGTTTCATCTGGCGTGCTAATATATAAGCCAACTGAAGCAAATTTTGCAATTTACTGCACAATGTGGGTTGCTAATTTTCTAGGGTCAAAATTTATGGAATATAAATATGCAGTTCCTACAGATACTAACAAATAACTGGCGTTTATTTGCGTTTATAGGCGGTATAACCCTATCTGCGCTAGTTGGTTACAATGCAGGTGCAAATAGCGTGCAATCACGCTGGGAGGCAACTGTTTCCAAAATGGAAAAGGTTGCTATAGAAAAAGAACGCAACATAAATACCGCAAGCAATATAATAGATAGGGATTTGCAAGATGCACAAAATAGTTTCAATGATGATTATAACTCTTACATTGACGAATTGTACGCAACCAGTAGCACAGTGTCCAAAGTTAATACCACCAGCAAGTATAATGCAACCTCCTGTAACGACGGACTTTCTACAAAAGATAAAGCCTATATTGCAAAATTAGCAAATGATGCTGATAAACAAGTAGAGCAATTAACGGCTTGCCAACTATGGATTAAACAGGTGACAAAATAGTAGATTAATAAAAGGCGGATTTGTTGGAATTAATTGACAAATAAAATCTTTTAGTAGCTGGGTTTTATATATGAAAGGAAGTTAAATGATATACTTATTACCAATAATACTTGCTTTTTTATATCGTGAGCGAGGAACTGGAAAACAAATATGGGGAACTACTGGTAACAGGTTGATTTTTTATGTTATACCAATTTCAATATTGATATACATCGCAACCAACAATCCATACATAACGGGGATTTCTTTTATTGGTGCGTGGTTGACAATTGCAATGGGTCATGCAAAGTTTCAAAATAAGGGTTGGCATAATAATGTAAAAATGGGTTATATGACTGTTTTTAGGTGCTTTTGTTTTTTGCCAATAGACCATTTTTATTTATCACTTTTAGGGATATTGGCTGCACCAGCTTATTATTATGGCTATAAAATGACTTTTAATCTTGTGATTTTGGGTAGGGAA